AGCGGCTCAGGTGAAGGACGTACATGGTCTGTAACCACCAGCGTATTGTTAATGTTGTCAGTGATGAAGTCAGCCAGTATGGATACAGGGTTCTGCCTGTTGTCCCTGACAGAGCGGCGCATGCCAGCTAGCAGAGTCTGACCAACCCACTTCTCCAGCGCGTCCATATCATAGTCCAGCAGTCCCATGCGAACAGCGATACGGCCTGCCGCCAGTGCCACGCCGAGACCTGTTATCCAAAAGCGCTCGTCATTATTTTTACGATACCTGGCAGAGAACGCCGCCACAGAATCCATAACCTCTTTCTTAATGCCGTCATCAGCAAGTATGTACTGAATGAATCCCCTGCCAGCGACACCATAGTTATTGTGCACTGCGGTCATCACAGCGTCAATCCTGTCAGTAACGGCATGGTCTCCGGTGTAATCCTTGAAGTCGCATCGCATCTCGATGACACGCATCGAGGTGGCGAGCGTCTGCTCCCTGAATGCCTTAAGCATCTCATACACCGACTGGTTGGAGGTCGAGACCGTGATGGTCTGCCATGAGCCGCCGCGCTGGAGCTCGGTGCCTGACCTGTTGGAACGGTTCTTCTCACGACCGTTCACGAGGTCATACAGCATGGCAGCCATATCCTCAGCCTTCATGCCGGTGATCTCATCAATGAGTATCGGCAGGTTATGGTACACGGAGTACTGCTGATACTTGGCGGAGATAGTATCGGTACGTCCGAGCGGCAGGCTGGCAGGATCTCCCCACACGCTGGCGAGAGCAGAGAGCAGGCTTGACTTGCCCTTGCCTCCTATGGTGTCATAGAAGTTATACATCACGTTGGTCGCCGTGCCGATGCCAAGCGGCATGAATACCGAGCCGAACGAGGCGCACATCAGGAGCTGCGCGGATTTCTGATCCAGCTCACGGTACAGGCGCGGAATCTGCTTCCATGCCTCAAGGTTTCCCGCTGTCGTCATCTTATGCTCCGCCATCGCCAGCGAGCGGGAATCAAGATAAGTCTCCTTTATATCATTCTTCACATAGGTCTGCCTGCCGACCACGAACTCATCATGGCTCTGCCCGTTCATATCCTGAACTGTATACCAGCCGAAGTGATCCCTGACAAACGACGGGGCGAGGCTGTTCTGTACTTTCGCTATATATGTTTTCATGAACTTCACCATCTGATCCATATAACTGGGGTGCACTGCCAGGCCATACTCAGTAAGTATACGGGCAGGGGCATAGCCGGACTTGTACATGTCATCGACCACGAAGTCAAACTCGCGGAACGATCCGTCATGGAACACAGCCTTTGACTTATATGTCCTGCGGGGAGTTATCATACGGTCATCAATGACAAGCCCTGTAATATAAAACTCGAACGGCGCTATCAGGATAGTCTTGTCCTCCTGCGTAGCCTTGTCAGTGAACGTCCATGTTCTTCCCTTGCCCGGAATAACAGCGAACTCCTTGCTGTGGAACGGCGTCAGCGCGGGGTCAGCCGGCTGAGTGCCCTGCGGCAGGCCGTCGTCATTACCTGCCGAAGCGCTACGTACAGGAGTGCCCAGCATGACAGGCGTCGTAACCTGTCCCCTGTGAGGACACTGCGCGCAGAGCTTGCCGCATTGCCCGGTGGCGAATGTCGAACAGAGGATCGGAGGGAGGTCGTCCTTGTCAAGACTGTCCCATACGGCATTGACCTTATCAACGTCATACCTGCTGTCGCCCTCTGACAGCTGATGGAACAGCTCGTAGCCATGCTCACAGAACGTCAGGCAGCGGGCGGCATTGCGCCACGTTTCATAATCTGCCGAGCCGCACATGCGGATCTGCTCACAGCCATTGACAATCCCGTCCGGCTCACGCATGGTGCGGCCTGTATTCTGCGGCTTGCTGTCCCGTACCTCAGCCTGTCTGTACTGCTTAAGCACTGTGATGAGCCTGCATGGGTCGTGCTCTCCAGCCTGCTTTATCAGGACAGGGACTGGCTCTCCTTTGTAGTTGTATGTACCTGGCATCCTCAGCACACGGGAGGCGTCAGACGCCGCGTGGTCATACTTAAGCCCATGGGCATCGCATGCGCTGAACAGCATCTGCATCAGGGCACGCCATTTCTCAGGAGGGAGGTCTCTCCCCACTGTCCAGTACAGGTGCACGCCATGCCCTGTCGCCACTACCCACGGGGCGGGAAGGCCTGTCTCCTGCATGAACCTGTCGAACGCGCCGCGGAATTCGTCCTCAGCAGCGTAGTCCGCATGGGCATGCTCTGCCCCGATATCCACGTCAAGCCACAGCGATGACACCGCTGCCACATTATTAGCCTTGCGGCTGTGAGACTTGAACGAGGCAGGCGCGAACCAGTTGTCTGTACCGCTGACAATACTTCCGACAAGCCCGTCAGTATCAGTACACCATGACAGCCTAACGCCTTTGGGAGCCTTAACCATCAGAGCGTGGACACCGCCGCCTGCGCAAACACATTTCAAAAAAGTCTTGACATCAGCCTCAGGTACTGCTAACATACCTGTGCTGTTACTAATTCCATGATTCTCTTTTGCCCCGTTCTCCATCGGGGCTTTTTTGTTTTCACTCATAAGATACTCTCCTTAGTAGCCGCCGTAAACGCATCGGCGATAACAGCACTCATCTTCTGCCCCTCGGTCAGAGCCCTGATCATCTTAAGCTCCAGCTGAGATGAGAATATATGAACCACATGAATGTGGTCTGAGGTCTGCTTCGCCGAACTCAGTCTCGCAAGCGCCTGCCCGTATGTGAAGTCCCCCGACAGACACACTCCGTCAAACAGCATGAGGTCAGCCGCCGCAAGCTCTACGCCGAACGCGACAGTGCGGGGGTGGCATACGAGTACCCTGAGACTGTCATCGTTCTGAAACGCACTGAATATCTTAGCACGTTTCGTTTCCGATGTCTCTCCTGTTACGCACTCAGTCTTATAGCCATGCTTGTTCAGGTACTCCGTCAGCGCATGACAGCGGATAACGAACGGCGAGAAGATAACAGTCTTACGATCTGTTGACTGGATCAGCTCCTCAATCAGCTTATCCCTCGGCGTACCCGTTACTGCCGTTGCCATGCTGTCCACCGCAGGCTTGACAACTCCGCAGAGAATTTGCAAACAGCGTATAACACATGTTGACTTCTGCTGTACCGTAATCTCCTGCCCCTTGTACAGCGTCATCATCGAGTCCTGCAAGTCCTTTACAGCGCTCCTCGTATCTGCCGTAGGCTCCGCGTACTGCGCCTCCTTAGTAACTGCCGGCAGGTCGAGCACATCCTTTGCGTCAAACCTTATGGCAGGCTGCAATATACCCTGCATCATCTGGTCAGCGTCAGGGCGGTTTACCCAGTTGTATGACCACGGCGACTGCTTGACCATCGTCAGCTCACGCCACTGGTACATTGACCTTATGTTCCCCAGCCTCTCAGGATTGACAACAGAGACCATGCTGTACACCTTAAGCGGATCATGACCCGGCGTTCCTGTCAGCCCCCATACCCTTATGCCCTCAAACTGTTTCAGGAACTTCTTGATCAGCTTGCTCCGTTTCGTCGCCGCATTGGCATAAGCAGTGCACTCGTCAATTACCACGATGTCCGGACGCCATGCCGTCAGCTCAGCGTAATACTTTTCCAGCTTCTCATAGTTGGAAACAATGATGTCAGGACCTGCCGAGATCTCCGCTGCCATCTTTGCTTTCTGCTGTCCGAGGAGCAGTGTCCGCACGGTGCCCATCGCATGTGCCTGCGCTCCTGCCGTCAGGTCGAGGCTGTCCCTCCAGACCGTGCGTAATGTTGATAGCGGAGCTAATACTAACATTCTTTTACTCCGGCCTGTTTTCCTTAATAAGTAATAGGCTAGGATCGTGGAGCCTGTCTTTCCGGTTCGCATTGTTGATAGGTTGAAGCAACGTCTGTGCTCGGCCATGAAGATAGCTGAGACGTATTGGTGCTTCATTGGCTCATACTTTCCCTCGATCCTGAAGTCTGGCATTTCCCGCCTGATAGCCTCGATGATCTGTTTGTAGTTCTCTTTGCTGTTGTTGTCTGCCATGATGATATGCTCCTTATGTCAACAGATTTATTTTAGTGATAAAAAATGAGCAGCATGAAGAATGAAGTAGAAAAAAGACTTGCAGAATTCCAAAAAGTCAGAAAAATAGGAGAAGGAACTTATGGTGAAGTTCATGAAGCCCTCGATACAGCAAATAATAATCGTCGAGTTGCCATGAAAAAATTGCATATAGAAAATAAAGATGAGGGAATACCAATAACTGCTCTTAGAGAAATGTG